TGTCCGTCGTGTTACTGTTCAGAATCCTAGCGGCAACGTGGGCACTGCAAACGTGTCTATCTTGACCTCTTCTGACGGTAACGCAAGCAATGCAGTTGTGGCAGCCACCGTGCTGTCTAACCTCACTGCTGTCGGCACTTATCAAGATCTGACAATCGCATCTCCTTACAGCACAACCACTGCCCTTACCGGCAACATTACCCAAGCCTTGTATGTGAAAGTCAACACTGCTGTAGCTAACGCTACCGTTGACATCCGCATCTATGGCGACACAGTGAGCTTCTAATGCCTGATGTTTTCGTCACCAATAAGAGCGATATTGAACTGACCGATGGTTGGAACGGTGTCGTGTACGAATTTAAAAAGGACGTGACTGTACAGTTGCCGTTCGAGATTGCTCGTCATATTTTTGGTGTCGGCATGACAGACAAAGAGAAGGAAGAAAAGCTAGCTCGTCTAGGTTGGATTCAATCTCGGGCAGAACTGAAAAAAGGACTGGAGATGCTGGAGAAGTTTGAGATTTCTTCAGAAGCTCCTAAACAGAACCACTCGTTACCCTCGGTGGTAGAGTTAGTACCCCAATCCGGTGAAGGCCGGAGCGGGGGAAAAGTCTCTCGTCGTGCAGCATAAAATGAGTACTACATGGCAACTCTGTCGTCCTACCTTACTGACTTGCAGACAATCCTGCACGATCAGAACAATAACTTTTGGACTCAACAAGAGTTAACCAACGACATTAACGACGCTCGTCAGCGTGTATGTCGTGACACTGGCTGTCTAAGAACACTTCAAGGCTCAGGTGTGGGTCAACCACTCTCTACGCCTATTGCCGCCTACAATCCGTACGCAGGCAACTCTACCAACCAAACTCCTGCAACCGCCTGGGTCGCAAACACGGCTGTTACTGCGGGTCAATACGTATTCAACAATGTATTTATCTATCAGTACCAAACGTCGGGAACATCTGGCTCTACAGCGCCAGCTTACCCAACTCAAAACAACGTGTTTCCCCCAGCAACTGCTTTTGCAGACGGTACTGCTACCCTTAAGTATGTTCAGCCTGCTGAGCAAATTCAGTACGCAAGTCTCCCCTCGGGCACACAAACGCTCGATGTTCTGAATGTGACGCTGTATTGGGGCAATTCACGCATCCCACTACGCAATTTGAACTGGACTGAGTTCAACGCACAGCTCCGTTACTGGCAAAACTATGTTGGACGCCCTGTTTGCTTTTCAACATACGGTCAGCAGACGCTTTACATCTCTCCTGTGCCGGATCAAGCCTATTACATCGAAGTGGACACCACTTTGCTGCCTACACCTCTTACTTTGTCTAATCCAAGTGCTGTAGACCCTATAAACGACCCGTATACGACTCCTGTAGTGTTCTATGCCGCATACAAGGCAAAATACAAGGAGCAAAGCTACGGGGAGGCCGAGATTTACAAGCAAGAGTACATCAAACACATCCAAGCTGTGTTGAACTCTGTATTCACGCGACGTATCCCTGACGCTTACTCTTACTTCTAAACATGGCAGCATCAGAACAAAAAAAGTCCTATGCTGTCATTAAGAGCTTTAAAGGTCTAAACACCAAGGCCAACCGCACAGCTATCGAAACAGAAGAGTTCTCGTGGATTGAGAACGTCCAGCCTGTAGGCTACGGTAATTTGCGGGTTGTACCAGGTCAGACGACCATCAAGACGGGTGCTTTTAGCAACACAGTTAGCTATCTCACCTCGTTTAACATTAACAACACAGAATACATCTTTGCTGCCGAATCTAACGGGGCTGCACAGTATTGCACTCCTGCTGGCACAACGGGTAACGTGGCCTCTAGTGGTACGTTTAGCAGCTCAGGTGTTACTGCAACTCAATTTAACAACCAGTATGCCCTTATAGGAGACCCCAATAACGGGTTGTTCTCTTGGGATGGGGCTAATTTAGTCTCTATAGGCTCTGTAGGCGTTATCGGCATCACAAACCCTGGTGCTGGCTACATTACAGCCCCTACAGTCACTATCAGCGCCCCTAATCAGACGGGTGGTGTGCAAGCTACCGCTGTATCCACCATCACGACAGGTGCTAGCGGCATTTCTTACATCACCCTCAGTTCTGGTGGCTCAGGATACACGTCTGTACCGTCTGTAACCATCTCTGCACCCACTGTTTCAGGGGGTGTGCAGGCTGTAGCGTATGCCACTATTCAAGCTAATGCTGTTGTCGCCATCACGTTGTCTAACCCAGGGTCAGGCTACCTGTCTCCACCCACCATCACAATCTCTGGTGTGGGGTCTGGTGCTAATGCGACTGCGGTGCTAAACACCGGTACGGTCAACACAATTACCATCACAAACGGTGGCAGTGGGTATACGTCCCCACCTACTATCACGATGGCGCAACCTGTTGTTTTTACAGGGAATTGCAGCATTTCTGGAACAACACTGACCATCAACAGCACCTCTACAGGGACTATGCAGGTGGGTGCAACCCTGTCAGGCACAGGTGTTACTGCTGGCACAACCATTGTCAGCGGCTCAGGATCTAGCTGGGTGGTCAGCGTATCTCAGACAGTAAGTGCTACCACCATCACAGCCAGTAATGGCACGGCTGCTACTGCTATCTGCCAGTTGTCTACCTTCAAGACGGGCACTGTAGCGATTGCAGTAACGGGTGGTGGGGCAGGTTACGGGGCTAACGGTTCTTTCCCAGTGACAATTACGGGGGGTAACGGGGCTAACGCAGCCGCTACAGCCATCGTGTCGGGGGGTGCAGTTACTCAAGTCATCATGACTAACCCTGGTACGGGGTACACAACCCCCCCTACTATTAGCTTTGCCCAAGGTCAAGGAGCTAACGCAACCGGCGTGGTGGTGCTAAACAGCAATCCTATAGTAGATGTGGCCTCATTTTCGGGTCGTGTTTGGGTTGCACAGGGTCGTACAGTCACGTATTCCTCTTCTGTGTCCTTCTCAGACTTCACATCTGTGTCTGCGGGGTCGTTGCCGCTTACTGACTCGACGCTGACGGGCAATATCAATAGTCTGCTGTCTGCCAACAACTTCTTGTATATCTTTGGGCCGGACAGTATTAACGTGTTTTCCAACTTGCAGGTGACGAGCACGGGTACAACTGTGTTTACGAACACAAACGTGTCTGCAAGTATTGGTACACAGCTTTCTTACGCTGTTTTCCCGTATTTCCGGTCTGTTTTGCTGATGAATAACTACGGTGTGTACTCTCTTGTGGGGTCTACAACGTCAAAAATCTCAGATCCGCTAGACAACATCTTCCCGTATATAGACTTCACCAACTACCAGGTGTCAGGTGGGCAAGTCATTATCAACAACCTGTTGTGTGCGGCTTTTAACTTCTGGTACACGGGTGGTCAGGGCTACTCAAGCTCACCTCGCTTTATACAAGCAGTGTTTTTTGAAAAAAAATGGTTTTTGTCATCTCAGGGTAGCCTGACATTCGTTACTTCTGCCCCGTATCAAGGCAAGATCAACTTGTACGGCACAGATGGCACTAACTTGTATCAGTTGTATGCCTCACAGTCTGTAAATGTGCCCATGTACGTGCAAACTGCGTTGCAACCTATGCAGGATGCCATTCGTACAAAGCAGGCACTGAAGTTTGCTATCGAAGCGACTATTACGAACGCTACTAGCCTGATGGTGACGGTGGATAGTGAGACTGGCAGTAGTCCTACTTACACACTTAACAACTACGATAACTGGACTAACAACAGTGGAACTACGATTGCGTGGGTCAACAACAGTAGTCAGGTAGTTGCGTGGACTTTCTCTGCTGGTTATGCGCTGTACAAGTCAGACGCACAACAGTATGGCAAATACTTGGGTTTAACATTGACTGCAAACTCGTCACCGTTCACAGTGAACACGTTTGAGTTTGAACATGAATTAAGAGTGAGGTTCTAAGATGTCTGTACCGTATACCTTTGCTACCGCGACAAGCTCTATCCCGCTGTCGCAACTGGACTCTAACTTTGCTACCGCTATCACGCTGGGTGGCACTAACCTGTATCTGGGTAACACCACCACAACTGTCACAGGGTTAACCCTAACAGGCTCTACTTTCACAGGTAACGTCACTACCAGTAACGCAGTCATCACTGGTGGCTCTATAGACGGTACAACTGTGGGTGCTACTACTGCTAGCACGGGTGCGTTCACCACGTTGTCGGCCTCTAGCACCGTGTCAGGCACGGGATTTAGCACTTACCTAGCTTCTCCTCCTGCTATCGGCAGTACAGCGGCAAATACAGGTGCGTTCACCACTTTGTCAGCAAGTTCTACCGTCAGCGGAACTGGTTTTAGTACTTATTTGGCAAGCCCTCCTGCAATAGGTGGAACTACACCCAGCACAGGCAAGTTCACCTCATTAACTAACACGGGTTTAACTTCGGGGCGTGTGATGTACAGCACCACTGGTGGTTTGGAAACAGACTCGGCCAACATGACCTTCAACGGCACATCGTTGACCCTTGCCAATGACGCCTCTATCCACGGGCTGACTGTGGGTCAAGGTGCGGGGTCTGATCAATACAGCACTGCTTTGGGAAATGGCGCTCTTTCGACCAATACAGCAAGTGCATCTTCAAACACAGCTATCGGTCGGTTTGCTGTATCCACCTTGTCTTCCGGTATTGAAAATACTGGCGTTGGTCGGGCTGCTCTGGCGGCAACTACGTCCGGTTCGTACAACACTGGTTTGGGTCATTACGCCCTCAATTCCAACACCACAGCCTCTAACAACACTGCTGTAGGTTATCAGGCGGGGTATAGCAATACTACAGGCACAAACTTAATTGCATTTGGCTATCAAGCAGGCTATAACGTAAACGCCTCAAACAACATCGCCATTGGTTTGCAAGCCATGTACGGCGGCACGGTTACGGGGACTTCAAATATTGCCATCGGCAATTCGGACGGAACCTATAACCCCCCAATGCGTTATCTTACTTCCGGCACGTTCAATGTGGGCATTGGTAACGGTGCGCTGGCAAGCAACGGCACGAACTTCTTGACCGGAAGTTACAACACGGCTTTGGGGCATGCTGCCCTTTACTCCAACACCACATCCAATAACAACACTGCTGTAGGCTATCAAGCCGCTTATAGCAACACCACTGGTC